AGTAGTTTGAACATTTTGCTCTGCTTGAGGCAATTTAGCCATTGTGTCACCTCTAAACTCGCCCAATTTATCTTGTTGTTTTTTAAATGCTCCTAGAGTTAAACCTTGTTGAGCGGCAGCTTGTCTTTCTTGCTCTGCGCTTAATAACTCGCCACGAGATTTCATAATATCCAGCGCGCCTTTTTGCAAATCTTGCTTACCTTTCTGAATATCAACGCCATATTTAGTTTGTTGGAAACCTTCGGTTTTAATTTGCGCTGATTGGTATTGTTCTTTTAGATCTTGTTCTCTGCCTTTTAGGCGAGAAGATAGGCGTTTAAATTCCAAAATTGCTTCTGGTGATTTATCGGAGGGCAAAGGCAATTCTTTACCTGTTGCTTCAAAATATTCATTGTGCATTTGTTCCCATTTCTTTTGAGAAAAGGCATATTGCGGCATTGAACTATAAGAATCTAAAACTCTAGCTCCTTGAGTATCATTATAATCTTGTTGCTTTCTTATTCCTTCCGCACGAACAGGGTTTAACCCAGCAAGTCTTTGAAGGGCGTTTCTATCGCCCATTGAGGCTGTTTGTGATAAAATATTTTCAGCTTGAGTCTGTGCAAATTTTGCTTTGTTAATATCCATCTCTTGCTGAGCAGCAAGCAAGGTTAATTGATTAGCTTTTGCTTTTTGGGCAAATTCATAGCCCTTAAGGATGCTGCCTACATAATCTGGGGTTTGTTGTTGAATTAATTCTGGCATTAATACCCCATTGAAGATTGACTAGAGTTCATAAATGCTCTTGAATTATACTGTCCACCACCTGTTGAGGTAAAGCCAGAAGGTGATTTTGGTTGCCCACTCATGCCTTGCATTCCCATACCTATCATACTACCGCCAACTTGGCTCATTCCGCCACCAATGATATTTCCCATTTGTGCATCACGGTTAGCCATTGCTTGACCTTGACCTAGAATACCTTGTTGCATAGAGTTGGCAATATTAGATCCAGCTTGCATCTCATAGTTACCCATGGAAATTGCTGCGTTTTGTCCGATTCCAGCTAATCCTTGAGCATAGCCAACTTGGTTGCCAAATTCTTGTGAGGCTGTTCCTTGCGCGTAATCACTTAATGCTTTCATTGCAGCGCCAGATTTAAGGCCGCCCTTAGAGGCCAGAAGATTTTGAACGCCAGTTTGTCCTTGAGACATGCGGAATTGATAGCCCGGAGTCGCTTCTAAGCGCGACATAACATCTTGAGGATTGCCAGTAACTAATTGTTGAAGCATATTTAAACCGCTTCTTCCAGCTTCTTCGTATGGTTTTTGGTAGCCAATAGCTGTGTTGCTTCTTGCGCGCATTTCTCTGATATACGCATCCATTGCGTTTGCTTGGGCTTTTGCTGCTTTTTTAGAAGATTTGTTAGCAAAATAGCCTTGAGTAGCCATTCCACCACCAACCAACGCTGCTCCACCTATTGCTGTTGCTGCGAATGTCATTATTTATCTCCTAATAAATTTTCTTTATTAATCCACGACAAATCGCTTTCATGAACTATCTCTTTTTCTAAGTCTTCGACAAGCGTATTTTCGCTTTGATGAATGGTAGCCCAAATTGTGTCTTCATGCACATAAATTAAGCGCTTTGTGCCTGCTTTTGAAATCCATGTTGCAGGGGCTTTTATGCGAGTAACGCCCTCATCGGTCATGATTGTTACATCACCTTTAGATAGGATGCTAGTATGGTCGAAATTATGAACTTTGCCAGTAAGGACTAAGTCTTTAGGTAGGGTTATCTGTCTAACGTAGGTTTTGTTGCAGATAAAATGCTCTAGGGGCAATTCTTTTGCTGTTTGCTCAGTGCCTTCAAAGTAATTTTTGAGATAATACTCGGTTAGCTCTATCTTTTCCATATTGGATAGAGTGGCGAGGTCTTTATCGTATTTTTCTGCTACTGCTGGCAGGTTAAAGCAATCCATCTTCTTTTGAGAGTTTAGTTTTTATATCTCAGCTTAACTACATTTACTCAAAAGAAGCTGTATTATTTTTTAGATCTTAGTTTTTATTGTTGCAAGCGTTATTTCTTTTTTCCGCCTTTTTTAGTTCCGCATTTTTTCATATTTAATCGTAATCAGGTACTGGCACGTTAATAAAATTGTCCGTTGTCTCTGGTCTAGCATCTGGTATTGGTTGGGCTGGAGGATAAACAATCGGCGTGTCCTGCGGTTGTCTTCTCCTCCAGACCTTACTCCAAACTAATTTGCCATTCCATTCATAGCGACATTCTGAGCGCCATTTCTTGAAGCCTGTCCTGTCGCATATTACTCGGTAATCCATATTAGTTGACTTGAATTTTTAAAGCTGCTCCTGAAGAGTAAGAGTTGATTTTAACTCTCATCGCTTGAGGAACAACAATGTAGTTTCCGTTTTTAGAAGTAGTGGCATTAACCAGAGCTGAATCATCCTGATCTAACCAATCAAAGGTTCTGTTGGTCAAACTTTGAACATTGTCATTAGTTTGTTGAACAGTATAATTGATAGTTCCAGTCACGATAAAAGTCAAGCCAACTTGTCGCTCGTTTCTGTCGGAATTAGTCCTAGCGATAGGAATAATTTGAGAAACAGCTTCGTCAACTGGGCCAGCTTTAGTGTTAGTTCCAACGGCTCCACTAGCAGCGATACTCTGAATTGAATAAAAGTAATTCGTAGTTTCTACTGTGTTGTTGTTTGGGCCAGCCAATGCTTCAGAGATGAAGATTGTTTTGTTTTTGTCTAAATAGCCAGAAACAGTAAAAGTCACCGCTGAAATATTGCCAGTCGAAGCAAAACCAATTTGTTTAGCAAATAGATCTGGCGTAACCCATTCGCCGCTAGAAACTCCAGCTCCGTTAAGAGTAAAGTTGCCAGCGCCGCCTAGTGTTTGATTCTGGAAAACTCCATCATCATCAACGTCCGCCAAATCCATGTCGATTTCTATTCTACGCATGATTGCTCCTGATTTATCTTTCTTTAGCTACAAAGATGTAATCAACAGACAAAGTTTTAGCTACCGCTTCGCCGTTTTGAATACAAAAAGAGATAGTCAATTCTTCGTCATCAGGAAGATTGGTAGTTGCTAATTTACCTAAAACAGTTGGATTCAAACTATTAGTTGAAGCAGCGTAAACCACTTCATCAACACCATTGTAATAAAAACCTACAGTAATGTAGGTTGCAGCAACAACAGTAGTAATTGCGGTTGCAGTCGATGCAGTTGAATCTTTTACAACAACGAAATCTAAGTTAGCATCGCCATCGTCTTTTCTGAAGTAAACGCCATCAGTTACAGCCAAAGGAGTTATGTCGGTGATTTGAAGACCAATAACAAAATCGCTTTGAGTCGCATCAGAAACGGCAAATTTAGCTTTAAAAAATAATTTTTTACCTGCTACAAATTTGTATGATTCTCCCACTTTTTGCAAAGCAACTATATCATCATCCGCTGCTGAGTTAGTAAGCAAAAGAACGCCACCATCAGCATTAGTTAGTGCTTGAGTTGCACCAGCTTGCGTTTCGGTTACAGTCCAGTCTGCCGCAGCATAAGTGTCGAAGTCGTTAAAGTAAGTGTGCATTTGGGTTGGATCCAATTGAATCATTTGTCCCAAGATGTTTTGAGCGGTAATGTTATTAACGCCTTTAGTGAAATTATTAGATGTCATAATATTTAAAATTTAGTTGTGGGGGGAATCTCACCCCCCTTTACCCATTAGGACAACAGTTGATAACTAAACTCCTTCAGAAGCGAAATAGCCGCGTGGATCAGTAACACCAATTGAGTAAGAAGTCATAATTTTGTATTTATGATCTCCAGATTCAAAAGCACCATCGTTGCTAAATTCACCTTGAACAGCAGTGATCATTTTAGCACCTTCTGGAGCGTCAGTTTTGATGAAATAAGCATCATTTGACTCAAGGTGTGGGTTAACCACGATTCCTTGTGCAAATAGACCCATATTTTTTAAAGCGTTAATGTCGTTATTAGCGGTATTAACACGAAGTTGAGACTCAAGAATACGAGTAGCTTCAAACATCAAAGCAGAAGGAACTTGAAGAAGAACTGGTTTAATTCTAGCTTTAATTCCTCTGTCGTTGTTAGTTTCTTTGATTTGAACACACAATTCTTCCAAAGCTTCTTCACAAAGATCTTGCGGAGTTGCAAGAGTGTTTGAAAAGTTGCCAGCGCGAGAAGGGTGATCAGTTGCAAAGAACTTTTTACCATCGCCAAAAGTGTAGTTAGTATCAAAGCCGTTGTTGAAAAGGTCAGCAACATCCACTTCTTTGGTCTCACGAAGAGATGCAGAAAGGAATTCGTTACCTTTAGAAACCACGTTAAGATATTTACCAAACTTGCGAGCTTCCCAAGAAACTTGGTAACCCAAAGCGCGAGTTCTTTGTTGGTATCTAGTCACATAGCCTTGAGTCATTGAATCGTAATCAACGCCCGCGCCTTCGTTTTTAGCGGTTAGTAAGCCAAACGGGCTAACTAACACATCTTCATCGAATTGCTCGTCAGTTGTTTCCATTTTAAGGAGTTTAGCGGCAAGAAGATCGTCTTCGGTATAAGAACCCCAGAAAGTTTTTACTCCTGGTTTTAGTGCTTTAGGGATAGTACCTGTTACAATTACAGACATGATTTATTTATTTTAAGTTAATAAGTTAGATTCCAGCAACAATGTTTGCTTCTGTATGGTTATTGATTTTAACGCGCCATTTAGCGTGTTGACCAATAGCATTTTCAGGAGCATCCAACAATCTTAAGATTTTAAGTTGAAAAGTTGCATCAGTAGCAGGAGTTGAAGTGTCCAATTCTACACCAGACAAGCCAGTGACAGTTGAGCCAGATTCAGCGAATACTAAGTTTGCGTTCAAGCCAACAGAAGTAACAGCCAAAGGAGTGCCAGCAGATTCTTCTTGAATTTCGAATTCTTGGAATGGGCTGTCGGCAACAATAGCAACTCTTTCAGTAGAAGCTGCGTTGTAAGCTATGTTTAAGTTGGTTGGGATAGCCAAGAAGCCAATAATAACACCAGTGATTTTATTAGCATCACCAGCAGTTGCTTTATTGATTTCTGGTAAAGAACCAGCCGCGAAAGGTCTTCCATCGCCTAAAACAGCAGCGGTGTTAGAAGTTCCAGTTTTGATTACAGGATCGCCAATAAACAATGCAGTTGCATAGCTTGAAGGGACGTAGTAGTAGTTTTTAGGAATCTCGTTGAACGGAGAGTTCTTAATTGGTCTAAGACCAGAAGGGATATTAGCGTTTGCCATATTTTTTAATTTTGTTTAGTTACGAATTTTGTTGTATCTTGCCCAATGTAGGTCGAAGAACTATAACCCAAGCTCGCGCCTTTCATCTTATCTAGATGTTCTTGACGATTTGCTTCAGATTTTATTTTTTTATCTCTCTCAATTTTTGCGTTCATTTCCTCAGAAATTTCCATGGCGTACCTCATGAAGGTTTCGCCCTGTTTATTCGTACCACCGCGTATTGGAGCAATTTCAATGCCGTTTTCATCGGTAGCTGGTCGGTAGCCAAGATCGATCAAATCTTGGATTCTGCCGGGTATATTAGACGAAACCCATCTGCGTAAAAAACCTGCTTTTTGAGGCAAGTCAGATAGCGCACCGGCTCTTTTTAGGGAGGTGCGGGGGCTGCTAATAAATTCTCTTCCATCAGGCATTTTGACAACCTCATGGTCTCTAGTAGTTGGTCGTGATTCTCTTGAATCTTGGATTTCCAATCTTTCTTGAGAGTGTGATTTTTGTATTCTAGCTGATTCTTTAGTCATATGATTACCTCAGTTTAATTAAAATATTCTTTGATTGCCTCTTGTTGCATTCTAGCAACTTGGTCTTTTGAGAAGTTATGTCTTTTAGCCATAAAATCACAATTCTTACGAACATCGGCAGGAAGGTCGTTGTAAGAGTGTTGGGCTTTTCCAGTCTTGATTCCTCTTTGACCAGATTCGACTCTAGGAGCTTTTGAAATTCCCAGTTTGTCGCTAAAGCGTTTCTCTACTTCTTCAGTGACCATTTCTAACCTTTCTTGAAGAGGGATTCTTTCGGA